TTCAAATATAGTGCGCCACTGATCGTACTAAACTCATGGCGATGTCTGTTTGTCCAACCACCAGGAGGCAACTCATTATACCATGCGTTACCAATAATAATTGGGTTGAGTTTCACCTTATCAACATAGTGCTGCATACATTGCACTACGAGTTTAACTAATGGACGGGATCCATCAACTCTAAATGGATCCCAACGACCATGACTTGACTCCCCCCCAACAGCAAGAAAGTGATGTCCTTTCTGGCCCTGAGTATCAATAATCTCTTTGAATGTGGAAAGAGCAGAGGACCCCGAAAGGTCATACTCTTCCACTAAAGTGGGGAACAAATTCACTTGTTACTCTTCTCCATGTTAGGACCAGCAAGGGTAAGTTGAGCATTCTCCATCACTGTCCTACCACCTTTTGAGTGAGGAACGATGTGATCGATGTGGACTTTATCACCGTTCTCAACATCAGTGATGGGGATGATTTCACCAGTCAGAGCACACTTACCCTGTTGACGAGACCACAAGATACGTCGCCATTCCTGAGGGAAATAACGAGTCTTATCCTTGGTGACAACAATACCACGTTCTTTCAACATGGGGATGAACTCATTGCGGATAAGTTCAAGACGGTGCTTCATCTTGTAATTGGTGTTAGCACCATACAGATCCTTGAACTTGCAGGAAGAACGACCAGTTTCAAACCGTGCTTCTTCCTCACCCCAATACTTACCAACCAACTCAAGATAACACTCAAGGAAGTGTTGATAATTCAGTTTGTTGTTATCTAGACGATAAAGTTCATCGCCCTCTGCATATATTTCAACCAGAGCACAGTAAAGATCAATCAGACGGTTACGAGCACCACCAAGTTTGGTGAAGTCACCGACATACTTTACCATTGGCATGAAAGTAGATTCAAAGAACTTTTTGAAGTCTTTGAAGTTGTTCTCTGCTTCAGAGTTTGAGTTGTAATCCGAGTCAAGAGTCTTGGGAGAGAAGGCATCAACCTGACCACGGAAAGTGTAGAAGTTCAGGAGAGATGCAAGGTATGCACAGAACTTGTAGCGTTCTGCATTAGACTTGAGAACAAAAGTCTTCTTCTCATTGTCAAGTACAAAGTGATCCTTGTACTTGTAGTTCAGTTCACGAATGTTTGTGCAGATCTCCGATGTGCTGCAGTTACGAAGTTCCTCAGTGTTGAGGTTCTCGTTATCATTCAGACGTTCAAACAAATCGCGACGTTCTTCACGATTGAGACCAGAATACTCGATCCATGCAATCGTTTGGTTGTCGATAAACTCAACCAGAGCAGGAAACTCTTCACAACATACTTCATAAGTGAAGTAGTTTGTCTTGTTCAGAGTGTAGCGAACCAGATCACCTTCACCACCAGTAGGGATCACATAGTTTCCAGGTTGAAGAGCAATCTTATTGTCGTACCAATCCATAATGGTATCGGAACGATTGCCACCGTCGATGTGAACCCAGTTAAAACCTTTTGAGATGAACGACTTCTGGTGATCGATGAATTGCAGATCTTGGGGAACACCAGAAGAAAGAGCGATCGGTTCAAGAATCTCTACCGATTTCTCAAGGTTGATGAGGTGAAAGATGGAAGTATCGGAGTAACCTTGTGCAAGGGCACTCATATACTTGGACTGTTTATCGGGAATGAAACGCCAAACAGACTCACGTTGCACCGTGCAATCGCGACCAGTTTGTTTGACGATTCGAGAAAAATCTTTGAGTGTAGCGAATTGTGTGACCTTCTGCATCACCTTGCGGGTGGAGAGATCTTTTACTGCGACTTCTGTAATTTTGCTAGACATAATAAGAATCCGTGTAGGGACTGTAGTGTGTGTCGTCGTGGGGGAACCCCGTCGGACAAAAGTAGTATGTCAGGTTCTAGCAGGATTGTCAACCCCCAAACCCATAAGAAATTAAAATGGGTCGGCACTTGACCGACCCGTGGCATCTTGATACAATTACTCTGTCAGAGTTCAATCAGCATTTTGCTCTGCTTCTTTAGAGTCTTTTTCTAAAACGTCCAGCATTTCTAATGCACCTTGAATTTTGAGAAATTCTTCTCTTTTTACTTCAAACGTTTTTTGCATTTCTTGTAGTTCTTCTCTCAGTTTTTCGGAACGTTCTGTAAGTTCTTTTGCGTAGTCTGTCATGATAAATTTCACGTTTTTCATTATTTATCACAATAAATAGGGATATAATAGTAGCTATAATAGTCATGGATAATCCAAAGTTAGTTTATGATCCCGAACAGCAGAGGATTGAAGATGAAATTGATGCAAATCCACAACCTTCTACTTTTCCTCTGACTAGATATGTTCTTCAAGCAGATGAACAGGTTTACAAAACCCTATCAACTGTTGGAGACTTTTATTGTTATGTTTGGTTTCAACCATCGCAATGGGATCTTGATAGAGATAATGGAGAATATAAAATTGTAATTAGAGGAAATGAAACTACTTCAAGAAATTTAGCTGATGAAGATGGAGGAGTTATTCAAAAATTTGTATCTCATACATGTAAAATTGTTTTTATAGATTGTTTTTTCAGAAAGACCGAAACTCCATACAAATCAAACAGAGATCTTAGAGATTGTGCTAGATGGATCTCAACTGTTGCGGGAAGATATAATGGAAATAGAGATAAGATTTTTATTCTTGGTGAAGATGATGATACCTTACATAGAGTAAATATAGACTCCGAATCTCTTTCGATGTCTGTAACTGAATCGGTAACTAGTATTGCTAGAGAATATCCAAGAACCCAGATGATGCATGGCGAAACATTTAATGAATTGCCTGAGGATGTAAGAAATACTATTTCTTCTGGAAGTATTGAAAGCAATCCCGATGACTTCTTTGACCCGTCTGAATTATCTTCTTATACTCTTGCAGTTACTTGGGATCGGTTGTTTCAATCTGGATCGATAAGTTTTAGCAAACTGGAAGAAAAATTTAATGGTGATAAAAGTAATACCAAACTTAGTCAATTTTACCGAGGTGGCAGTAAGATTCTTGATATTCTTGCTCATTTGAATGGGGTTCCAACATCTGGGGAAATCAAAGCATCAGATATGAGAAATACCACCAATAAACTTATCTATGACATTCAAGGCAATGGCAATACGGTAATTATGAGGTGGCAGATTGTTGCTGATGAAACTGTTTGGCAATCATATATAACAAAAAAAGTTCGCGTGACTGGTCGTCTAGGGACAGATGGGCCTAACGGAAGATCCTTTAGATGGAATCAAGGAATGGGTGGAAGAGGAGAGATGACCGTTTCGGGTAAAATTTATGGTTGGGCTGGAGAAAGAGGAGGAGGAAACGCAGGAAATGGAGGCAATGGCGGTCCTGCTGCACATTTCGCTTCACCCGTTCATGTACGAAGTGGTGCATTTGGATCAGATGCAGCAGGTGGAGGCGGTGGTGGTGCCGGCGGTGGAAAAGGTGGAAAAGGTGGCGGCGGTGGGGTTTAGATGGAATGGATCTTCGTGGTATATCCCAGGGCAAGGAGGTCAAGGAGGCCAAGGAGGTCAAGGTGGAAGCAGACGCGGTGGCGGTAAAGGTGGAAGAGGTGGTAACGGTGGTGGTGGCGGAACTTGGAACGTCAGCGGCGGAAGTGGAGGAAAAGGATCGAGGGGTGATAATGGAGAAAGTGACGAAAAGGGATGTGGATATAGAGGAGATAGAAACGGAAGAGATGGACAAAACGGAGGAAGTGCTGGCAGAGCACAGGGCTGGGCTACTTTTAGTTCTAATGGAGCTTTATTTTACGATCTATGATGGTTGTTTTCCATTCTTGGGTCCACTAAATCCATATATCAACTCTGTACCTACTCCAGACTCTGAGGCAGTGATAGTAGTAACTGCATAAATGTTCTCTAATATAGTATTGTCTTCCCATGTGGAAATTTCATTTGATATATCTGAAGTTATCCAATTTTGATTAGTAAACATATTGGATGTTCCATGGACAAAATTTGTATGTGAGACGGATCTTTCCCGAAAAACTGTATAGTTGTCTTGGGGACTGGTTCCTGGTGCAGCAAGTTTGCTCCAAATGGTTGATAATGAAAAAGATATTTCTTCCGAAAGTCCTCCTGGTCCATAAGTAATTGTCATAGATGTTGTAGTATTTTCATCTGACAATATTTCACTGGCAATAATACCTGCAAGTCCACTGCAATTAATTCTTGCGATGGATCCTTCTGAAGTTAAAGATTCAACTATATCAGTGAAGGTATTATTGTTATCATTTTTCTCAAAATCAAACTTGATAGTTTGCCTTTTTCTATTGATACGCATATATGTAAGCGTATAATCCAAATCATCCAATTCTTCTACATTTTGAATGATTTGCAATAAATTTTGTAAATCTCCTACAGACTGTCTTCCAGTAATTTCTGAAGCTATACCACAGATCATATTGATGGAAGGTTGAAATATTGGAACAGAATCAAAACTAATATGTTCTTCTTCTGGAGATGATGGATCACTTGGATCATAAAAATATATTTTGCTGTCAAATATGTGAGCAAATAAATTACTTCTTAGGATATGGTTGTCCCATAATTTATAAACACTGTTTTGTTTTACAACATCAAATCCGAATCCATATAGTGTAGAACCACCTAAAGTCTTTGAAATGGCAACACCACAATCTCTCCTATTTGATCTCTTATCATACCAAGGATAAGCAAATAGACTTGGATTTGATTCAACAATCAATTTGATGTTATCAACATCGGTTGATGTGAGTAGATTGGGATATTCTCCAGATCTTTGAACCTTTTCGAGTAATTCTAATTCTACCATTGTTAACTCCAGTCGTTTCCTTTTTGATAACCAAACCAGCAAACTATCGAATATCTATCTCCTTTAGTTACTGGTGTTACTTTATGTGGATATAAAAAATTACTTGGATAAATGTGAACTGAGTTTGAATAATTTTTCAACTCATAATTGTCCCAAAATCTAAGTTCTCCGCCCTCATAATCATCATTTATTGTATATGAAATAGTTACCGAACCAGAATCGCCATCAAGATCTGCATGATTTGATAATCTACCACCTACGGGATATTTACATAACCAGTAACCACTGTATTTATTGTATAGATCTACTTCTTTGGGAAGATAATTTTCATAATTAGCATATATTTTTGGCATTGTTTTAATTGCCACTTTATGACTCAGTTGCCATAACTCTTTATGTTCGTTGGGGCATAATTGAATATGTGATCTTAAAACATCCAATTCATAGTAATTGTCATCGGACTTATCACATTCTCCAAAGTCAAATTCTTTGCAAAGATGTATAAATCTTTCATGATCTTTTTCATTTAGAATATCTTCATATGTAAAGATAAAATTATATAAGTTCATTTAGGTAAAATATGATGACTTAATAAATCCAGAAATACTTACTCTTGGATATTCCACAAACCAATCTTTTTTAATTTGAGCACTATGGAAAATATATGATGGATATAGAACGAGTCTATTATATTTCATATTTACAAAATGATATTCTTCCCAAGAGTCGTCCATTGAATTTACATCAAGATCAACATATTCATTTTCATGATTTCTTATTTTTTCAAATTGCCACTCTTTATATTTCCAATATTCAGTTGTTCTCTTCCAAGACCTTTCAACATATTCAAGATTCATATCTCCAGCTTCAGAATGTCTGTAAAAAGAAGTTCCTCCTTTACATTCTTCCTCTGGATTTAGATATAAAACCCATGCAAACATTGCTGGATCAACATGCGGTTGCACACTTTTTCTCGCACATTGGACTCCACCCGCCAATACATTTAACTGATACGACCACGAAAAAGTGTTTATTTCTTTATCACTTAAAGTAATATCTGTGAATAAATGAATTAAATGATTAATGGATGTGTCAATTTCTATAAATCTATGTGGCAATTCTCCATACCACCCAGGTATGACTGATTCCGAATTCAAAGTATTGAGAGCAACAGGAATGTGTCTAGTATAATCGTTGACTAATTGATCTGGATTTAGTAAAAAATCATCAACAACAATAAGAGGGTGATTTTTCTCCCCAATATTTTTGTTGTTGATGATAGCATCTGGATTGACTCTAATTTCATTAGGTTCGACAAAATTTATTTTCATTATAAAATCACCATTTCTGGTATTTATTTCAACTTTTCAATCTCCTCCTTAAGATAATCAATCTGTTCAGACTGTTCCTTAATTGCTTCAATAAGAAGGGCAACCATTTTGTCATACTTGACAGTTAAATAACCCTCAGTTGCAGATTCAGTAACTGCTTCAGGTAGAACTTTTTCAACCTCTTGTGCAGAAACACCAACATGTGTGGTTTCGGTGTCTTTGCCAAGTTCCGCAGCAGTTTCATTGAAGTTGAAGGTAAAACCATTTAGAGAACGTACTTTTTCAAGTGCATTTTCAATGATCTTTTTGTTAGTCTTAAGTCTATCATCTGATGCGAAAGCGATAAGATCACCAGAAACATATAGTGAGTCGGTGTGGGATCTATACCAAATTCCTCCATCAACTCTTGCTCTGGTGTAATGATTTCCTGGAGCTGTTCCCTCCTGCATGAGAAAATAATGTGGTCCCGCACTATTTCCCAAACCATTAACTCTAATATCATTTGCCTGAGAGGCAGTACCAGTTGTATCCTGGTTTAGAGTTGGGATTCTATCTTTATCAAAAACTCCACTTGTGATTATGCTCGCACTCAGATTACCAAGTAGACTTGAATCTAATGTTCCAGTAATAGCACTAGCCTGAAGGTTGGTTAGTCCAGAACCATTACCGCTGTGATTACCAGAGAATCTAGGAGCATATAGTATATTTGACTGATAATAGAAATTACTAGAGACTGTTGTTGCAGTCTGGCCAGTGTTGTATAGAACACCTTTTCCAAGATCAACATCTGTAGCTTTAGTTGCATTAGATGCAGTTCCTGTTAAGTTACCCGAAAATGTACTTGTAACTGTACCACTACATGCAAGATTTCCAGAAAGAGAAAGGCTCGCGCCAGAGAAATCTCCCCCATTGAAGTTGTCAGCTGTAATAGTTCCCGCCTCAAAATTACCATTGTCTCTAACAACAACACTATCTCCACTTCTATCGTTGGAAGATGTGTCGAGTCCATCCAATAAATCGGCATTTAGATCATTAACTTTGGTCGTAGATCTTACTACAAACGGTGGATTACCAGAAGCTGCAGTAGATTCAATCTGGAAAGCTGTAACTTTTCCTTGAGGACCACAATTAATATCCAGTCTTGGATTGGCACTACCAACTGTCAATCCATTCAAATATCTAATTTTAGCATCAGAACTTGGTGAGTTGGAACTTGTATCACCAACTTGCAATTTACCAGTTTTGATAGAACCACTAGCTAATGGTTCCATCTCAATCACTTGAGAATTGAGTTTATTAATTCTTGAGAAAGAAGATCCTTGACAAGTAATCGTATTTGTCGCAGTTAATGTAGTACAATTTATTGCTAATGTTCCGCTTGTTTTGGGATTCAAAGTAGTACATTTTACATCATTGAATAATGCTGTTGGTCCTACAATTTGAGTATCAAATTCAATTTCTCTGAGTCTTGCAACAGAATTGGTGCCTTGAACTTGTAGATCTCCACTTAAGTTTAGATCTGTACCAGAACCCGTGGTAAAGTTCAGAGTAGCAATAGTTGCACTAGAACCAGCATCATTAACAGTTAGATTATTTGTAACTTCAAAAGAAGTTGCAACACCACTTGCAATTTTTGGTTGATTTAGGTAAGAGACAGAAGGTGCATGGAAGTTGGTGATGACACCAACATTTACGTATGCACTAGTAATAGCAACTCTAGAAACACCTTGATATGTTTGACTGCCACCTTGTGGTGGTAGTGCAACAGAACCTCCACCAGTATCATCTGGCATACCAGGACCAGTAATACTTACAATGTTTGCATGTCCATTAAGTGTAGATCCTGCTCTATTACCAACTGTCAGGACTCCACCAGTTCCAGTAGATCCAACATTGAAATCGGTAGCAAAACCAGTTTGAACTACGAGATCTTCAGCGAAGAACTTGCCACTGCCATTCAGAGGATCTTGTTCTCTTACCGAGATGTTACTACAGGTAATGTCACCCTTGATAGAGTTAATACCAGTATAACCAGAAGTTAACTGTGAGAGAATGTCAACTTGTGCAGAAGCTTTAAATGAAACATAAGTACCAACAACTTCCATGTTGTTGAGTCTTGCTGTACCACCTTCATCAACAATGGTATAGAATCCATAGTTTTCCCAAGCAATACCTTCATCCGAAAATCCACCACTTAAGTTATAACCATAGAAGTTTGCAAGTTGTCTGACAACAATTGAATCATAGGTAACACCAGAGAATGTCTGGTTAGATGCAAACGTAACAATACCAGTAACAAATAGGTGATCCAGTTTGGTGACACCATTAACTTCAAGAGCATCTCTCCATCTAAAAGTTTGTCCGTCACTAGCTCCAATAGATACTTGATCTACAGTATAGAAATTTCTATTCTTTTCTCTAGAAATAACACCAAATCTTCTCCAATCACCCTCAGCATAGATATGTCCAAGGTATCCACCATTATCTGGAATACCAGCAAATGAAAGATCTCCAGCACGAGCTGCACCAGTTGGAGTTTGAATACCAACAGTTAATAATTTGCCCTGAGGTGCATTTCCTCGTAAGAAGAAGTTCTTGGTTTCAATACCATCATCAGAACTATTGGCGAGTTTTTCTGTGAAGTTTACGGGACCATAGAATTGTGATGTTCTATTGTTGTTATCTCCACCCTCAACTGTGATAGATTCTCTAACAAGTAATTCGTCAAATACACCCGCAACTCTTTTAGTTCCCTCTGCCTCTGCATCATCACCAGTATAAGTGAAAATAGGTGCGCCAACAACTTCTTCTTCACCAGTGATTGAAGATAGTCTCTTGTATCCAGTATAGAAGTCACCACTGTCATTCATACCAGTGTAGACAACTTTACCACCATCAAGTTCTTTCTTCTGTGCAGCAAGTGTTTCTTGGTCTGTTAGAACTCTATCCTGTTTTTGTGGCAGAGATGTGGAGTAGTTACCAGATCCATAACCAAGATATTCAAACGTATGGCCAGATGCACGAAGAATAGATGGTCTACGCAATTCCATTGGTAGAACATTAATCTTTTTGATGGTTGCTCCAACAGGAGCAGATGCGTTGACTGTACCAAACTGACCACGGAGAACATTATTGATGTTATCATTGGTGAATCGCATGATTTCCGATCCAATAATGATATAATCACCTTTCTTAAATCCTTCTATAGAAGTAAGAGTAAGTTGGGTATCTGTTGTTGTGATTGGAGAAGCAACTGTGGTAGAAATACCAGTATAGAAGTAAGATGCTCTACCAGCAAGATTGTTTTCACCCAAACCAAGAGTCTTGGCATTTGCACTAATACCAGTACCAAACAATCTGGTGTTGATTGTATCATAAGAGGTTACAAAACCAACAGTATGGACACCAACATTGAAGTGAATACTTCTTAGTGGATTGTTCTGATCAACATCATCAACGATAAAGATTTGATCATCCCAGTTAGTATTTCCAGTTCCTTGAATGGTGAAACAATTACCAGCAACTAAAGTATGGTTTGCATCAGTCAAAATCTGTACTGTGCCTTCATCTCTATTAGTAACATGGATATAGGTTACACCAACACCAATGTTTGCCAGGTGATATGATGGCAGTCTTCTGTCATCTCTTACAGTATAGTAAGGTCCAAGTCCTCTTGATTGAGGTATCTCAACAGAAATAGACTTGGAAGATGGAATATCTACGATCTTAAATGTTCCATTCAGAAGAGGATCTGCGAAGCCAGATAAGTGCATACCATCATAAACATTATCAAATACACCAGTAACTTCAACAACAGCATTAGTCGTAGGAGATCCTGCTGGATATGCAGAGATAGTCATGGTATTTCCGATACCATAACCAGTACCACCATCAATAATCTCTACACTAGTTACAGTACCCGCAGCAGAGATCTGTACCTTAGCCGATGATTGTCTACCAGTTAGAGCAACGTTCTCAAGATCTGCGGAATAGATAACAGTTGCAATACCAGAACCATTATTGTATCCTGCTCCAGGATTGATAATACGTAACCCCTTAATTTGATTGAATCGATGTTCAGCTTTTGTAAACATCGTAAGAGTGGTATTACCTGTACCAGTAACAACTGCACCAGTAACAGCATATCCAACTTCTTGACCCTGCATGAAGTAAGATAACGCTTCGCGAGTTAGTGATTTTTGTCTATTGGATAAAGGTTTCTAATGTCTTGTGAAAATGATTTGAAGGATACACCAAAACCAAGATCTTTATCTAATGGGATAGATCCACAAACTAGAGTGATGTTATATACACCATCTTGTCCAGCAGTTCCAGGAATATGTGGTTTAGATTCCTGTACTCGATAAACATAGAAAGAATCCTTAGATTTGGATCTTTCTAATGTTGGTAAATCTTCAATTTGTTGTTGTGTTGTTCTCTGGTTGTTTTCATTGAGGAAAAGACCAGGATCTGTGGTGATTCCAGTTACAGTAAATGCTTTGCTGGAAATGATATTATCGACAACATGTTCGCCGTTATATCCAACGTTAAAATTATTGAGAGGATTATTAACAGATTCTACATTTCTTACCTTTACCAAATCACCTTCACTCAATCTGTGAGGAAGTTCTGTCTCAAATGTTAAGGTAGTATTGCTATAATTAGCTTTTTTGATAATCTTAACATTCTTAAGTTGAGTTGGGTTGGATAGATCAGCGGTCAGGAATGATGCACTACCAATACCAACAGTCTTAGATTCTTGCAGAACAAATCCAGGTTTAGGAGCACGAGCATCAACATGTTCCTTAGGCAGAACATATCTTACACGATATAACCTATCAATCAGAGATCTATTATCTACTCTACGTTTTACATAAGTGGAACCAGTTTCATTTCCAATAACACCTGCACCAATAGTTCTAAGTGCTGGGGTAATTTGGTTAAAGGTTTCACTTGGGTGACCCAAGATGTACCATTGGTTATTGACACTATCAAATTGAATTGGGTGTCCAGGATCTCCTGGCAATTTATCGGTAACTCTAGAAACTACAGTTAGTTCTCCACCACCATTAGAAATACCAGTTAAAGGTCTACGAGATAGTGCATCATTAAATGTAGATGCTAACTGAATTCTATTTGCAGCGAGATTTCCACCAGCAATAGCATAATAGATTTTATCATTTACAATACCATTTGGAGTTTCACCAGTGTTGGAAAAAACTCTAATCTTTTCTCCATTATTAAGCTGATGATTAGTTGTAAAACTAATGACATTAGAAATAATAGCATTAACACCAGAATTTCTGATGACTTGATATTCTTTCTCCGATTCAACACCCGTCCCAGAAGGAACCTGCATAAGAATCGGGGTTTCATAAGTCTCTTGAACAGCTTGTCCAGAGAGAGTATTTACAACAGAGAGGAATAATTTATCTCTTTTCTTCGCACCAATTCTATATGAGTCAACCTGTGCAGGTGGAACAATTTCTTCAGTGTTATAATTGAAAAGATATAGTCGATCTGTAATGCCAATACCAACCGTCTTCTGTGTGTCGAGTGTTAACCAAGATGCTGTAGTTTCATTCTTTGGAATCTCTCTGGGGGGAAGAACGTGAGTGATATATCCAACATCATCACGGTTAAATGACTCTGGTCTGAAACCACTAGACTCTAGAGCCGTTTGTCCAAAGTTAGAGTTGGAGTTAGTAATAGATGCGTCACCACCTCTTTCTGCATGGAAGTGACGTGCATATGCAATAGCGAAGATAGAAACCAACTGAACAACAGCATTGTTTCTCACTCTCATGTGAGAGGTCTCAAAGGTTGGTTTATAGATTGCTCTGGAGTTTGAGTGCAGAGGTCTATCAGAATCCGATACACTTAAGTCATCGTTAAATACTGCAGTATCTGGATTATAGAGGACAAAAGCATTATCATCCTTTTGAATAGAGATGCCCGTAAACTGAGCACAAACCATGGATTTAAATCCAGTAGCTTTATCTCCATCACAATCTAACCCGTTTAGACCGAAAACGGAACGAAGAGAACAGTTGAAAACATATGGAGATGCAGAACCAACAGTATCTGGTTCAATAATTACAGAAGAGTTTTGAATCTCTTGTGGAGTTGGGAGTGCAGTAATAGGAACACTGGGAGCTAAGTATCTAAACTGTGTGTCACTAATAACTTCTTCTACTAAGAAGGATCCGTTATATGAGTTGACAGATGTTGTGATACCAGCAATAAGAACAGGAGTATCTTTGAATAATCCATGTGCTTTAGTTGTATCGACGGTAATGACATTGTTAGGAGTGTTACCATCACCGGCCTTAATAGAGGTAATGCCAACGGGGTCCGCAGCTAGGTCACCAACAATTCTAAATTCGTCTACACTTGGTTCAAAATCATCAAATGTGGGGAAGTCGGGAACTGGTCTACCCGAAGCATCACCATAAGCTTGTGCTACTTTGAAATAGAACATATCCAGGTCAGTTAGACCAGAGTCGGTTCCATTAATCAATACATTATTTACACCATCCGCATATGTAAATGCAGCAAGTTTATGGTGAGAATATGTTGGAATTTTTGTATTGCTGTCATAATCATAATATGCATTTTTAGAAATATCTGCATCAAAGATTGTGAAAGCAGTGAAGTAACAAGTACCAGTAACACGAAGAATACCACCATATAGTTGGTTATCATTTAGAGGATCGGGTACATATAGTGGTCTCAGTTTAGTTTTGCGGAGATCTAAACCGATGATGGAAGTACCACGGGGGAGAATTGCTCCACCTTCTGTAGAGTTATACTTATAGAGTTCGTTGTTTGGATCTAAAACATCAAAGTTAGTCTCAGAAGTGAACTGAGTCAGGTCAGCAGTTTGCCAACCAGCATTTTTTCTTACTCTAAACTCAGCACTTCCATTATTATTTGTTACAGTATATCCTGGTCTGTTATCAATGTAGTGAACGCCAGGAAAAACCAGAATAGTTGTTCTGTCGATTTTGTCATTATTTTTTCCCGTTTGATATGAAAAACGAGCAGCCTCGATCAATGCTCTTTGAATAGTTTTGAAAGGTCTCGTCTGCGAGTTACCACGGTTTTCAATACTATCGGTAGCGTCAAAATCACTTGGGTTTACATATAGAATGTTACCTTCTGCGTTCTTCAGAAAATTTTCTAATCTTGATAGAGGCATCTTATCTGCTCAATATATGATTCCTTTCTGTATTTAGACAATGAAAAAACCCCTCCAACCCTACGGTCAGAGAGGTCGCACTTCCTTCACACATACTAATTATATCATAAGAACATTACTTGTGCAATTCTTTCATGATTTTTAAACCATCCAGGAGCCATACTTGGTGCGTGAAGAATATCTACAGGATAAATGAGCATTCTATTATATCTCATTCCAATCTCTGCTTCAATTTTCAGTGCAGAGGACATTTGAATTGTATTGAATAACTCTTCATATGTCTCAGTACATTTATTATCGGCACTCGTAATATCTTTAAATTGTTTCTCATACAATAAAGATCTTTCGAGTCCTTGTTTGCCAAGGTAACTATAAAAGTTTGTGCCTCCCTCACACTCCTCAGGAGTATTTAAATAGATTACAACTCCAAATCTACTTGGGAGTTGAAATCTTAGATATGTGTCTTGATGTGGAATTAATCCAAATGGATTATTAACTAAAGTTTGGTGACTAGTGAAATTTACTAGAAACTCGGCATCATGCCAGTTAGTTTCATATGATAACTCGTCATACCAGTTATTCCAGATAGCACGGTTCCTAACAAAATCATCAACAACTTCTTTTATATTGCGGATATCCTTGTGTTTAATTGCTAACCGATCACCAAAGTCACAATATTCATTAATCTTCTCTGCTTCACCCCTATGTTTTAATGCAAATCTTCTAACTTCATCTGGATTTGCATAGAGGTTATCGATAACAACACAAGTAACAGCATTTGGTCCGATGTTATCAATTTGAGCGACCTCCATCGACTCACTTAATTCAAACATATACTTATCCAATTCCTATTATATATGGAGAATAGCGGACTCGAACCGCTGACATCCTGCTTGCAAAGCAGGCGCTCTACCAACTGAGCTAATTCCCCTTACTCCCAAGGCTGGATTTGAACCAGCGACCAGCCGATTAACAGTCGGCGGCTCTGCCACTGAGCTACTTGGGATTGGTGTGCTCATCCAAAAGATATTCAACCGTGTTTGCTACATCATTCATAGCATCTCTAAGAAATGGATGTTGACCAGAATGTTGTTCTAGTTTAGTAACTCCATTCCTAAACTCTTCGGTAAGAGTCCATCGCCATTGCGACATACTCTTAGAATACCATAAGTTGATTTTCATAACACTCCTGAATGAAGGGGGCATTACACCCCCACGGACTACTTGGGTAACAAGGCTAGTCTAACCCCGATCTCCCATTCAGGCAGTCGCGAGTTCGCGAGTGCGGGAGAATGCTACGATATTGTTCGCAGCGACATCAGATGTTTTTGCATCTATTGGTTGCTTATCCAAGCAGGTTTCAGTCACACTCCGTATACCCCGTCGAAACCATTGCGCCCCCATGAGTGGAAGCGAGGAGAATCGAACTCCTGTCCGAAATGTCGATGGTGCAACCTATTCACTCAAAAGAGTGAAAGCCCTCGAACGGATTTGAACCGATGACCTTCGCTTTACAAAAGCGCTGCTCTACCACTGAGCTACAAGGGCAAGGTGCGAGTAGGGAGACTTGAACTCCCACGACCTTATATAGTCAACAGATTTTAAGTCTGGTGCGTCTACCGATTCCGCCATACTCGCATAAGTGCTTCCTGAGAGGATCGAACTCTCCTTAACCGAATTATGAGTTCGGAGCATTCACCAGATTGCTAAGGAAGCACTATGTTATTATACCATATTATTGGGGTCTTGTAGGAGGAGCGGACAGTTTTGAAGTTGACTGATTCTTGATGAATGCTCGAAGTTCGGGAGTTTCTTCCCACTCCCAAATTTCTTCATGACCTTTTTTGTCAATTTTTTTGAAAGTTTTTGTAGTCATTTTCCATCTCCAATAGTGTAATCTAAAACTCTGTTGATTTGGAAGTTAGCTGATCTTGCATCAACTTCAACGGCATCCATCCGTTGTTCTAGCCTCTTGAGTCTGGTAATGATATCACCCACTGCTTGACCAATATAATCAATATTGTCTAGTAGGAGTTCATTGCCATACTTGGCATTAGGTTCACTTCTAATTACTTTTTCTTCTTCCATGTTATCCTCCATAATCCATGTAGATGTTTCCTGAGATTGTACTGCCAATATTACCACTATTTACGAAATGAAGCAACATTGACGGGAAGATAATAATACTTCCTGGTTCCAGATCTGGTTTATAGTCTGGTGGAAAAGCACGGCAATTCATACCATACTTTTCTTGAACGATGCCCAATGAGGGATTTAAGAATGATGTTTTGGATCTGACAGTTTCATAAATGATAAAACTCCATTGGCATACTGGATGAATATGTGGATCCTGATAATCATTCTCCTTATATACATTCCTCCAAATATGTTCAATGCGAGGATTCATAGCAATTAAACCCTCAGGACCAAGATTTCTCTCAATGACATTGACTAGATGCTGCATAGCATCTTCACTAATATCTAGTTTAGAATTAAACGACGTTGGAACTTTTGAATCCCAAGTTTCTATAATTTCTCCATCTTTACATGGAGGAACTTTGAATAGTTCTAAATCAATAGTGTCTTCAAAGATTGGAATAGCAAAGATTTCTTTCTTCATTGTCTAGTAGGTAGGGGATCCTTTCTCATAGTTTTATATACTAGAGTTGCTCTAAGTCCTCGGTAATATTCTCCATTGGGAGGAGCACCTCTATGTGGAATATTACCTTTGAAGAAACATACTCTTCCTGGTTTTGGTAAAACTTCTACTGTTTCTCCATTATGTTCAATGATAGTTGGACCACCCCATTCTGGTTCCCATCTTTTATTTACATAATAAATCCAGCTTAATCCATTGTCACAACTACAATCCTGATGAATAGTAGTGTTATGGATATATTGTTGTCCATTTACTAGGATTTCTCCCAGTTCTAAATCGAAATCAATAGAACCTACCACTGCATTATACAACATTCCGTAGGCACTGTCACTTGCAGATTCTGATCTAGGTGGATAAATTGATTGTTTGAAACAAGGAACTTCAAAGTCGAAATCGGCACCCTTATCATAATCCCAATCTGGAGTACCATCTGATTTACTTTTATGACCACTACAGAGACCATATTGCCATCCAAATCCATGCAGGATTGTTTTGTCTATGTGATGAACAAACCACCATGGAAATAGATTATCGATCACAAAGATCTCATCTTGTGCCAGATCGTATTGTGAAAAATCTAGAGGTTCTCTAGAACAGTCAATATGTATCATAATTAATGTACAAGGTAATTTTATTTAGAATCAGTCCGCAAGGAGATCTTTCCAATCCAATGATTCTAACTCATTTGCTTCGTTATTTAGAGTTGATTTTTTGTTATTAATAAATCCAATGCCCTGTTGGAATGACCAAGCTGTGGTTTCCTCTTCATTCCTAAGTCTTCTCAATGCCTTTGCACCTTGAATATAATTTTCAATGATAGGAACATTTTTATCGATAACTACTTGAAGAGCAGCTTCTGCATTAGTAATTGCGGTATCTAAAGATCCACAACCATTCAATGACGGATTTGTTGGACTAATTGAAGTATAAGTAATACTTACACTTGCTCCTGCGGTATTCGCAGAACCAACAATGGCGGTTTCGCCTATTGGAGCATAGAAGGTATCCGAATCTTCCCCAGTATTAACAGTAAGTTGTGGCCATAGACTATTTCCAATCCAATATGATGCACGTCCATTACCTACAGCGGGTTCTGGGTGAACTGGTTCATCACTGTATGGTGGATCTGGATCATATCTTTGTTCATGCCAACTGTCCTTTTTATTTTCGACTCCATTATTAATCAGATCAATTTTGTGTCCTTTTCCGATATCGTTGCCTTGTACAATACCAATTTCTACTGGATCAATAGGACTTGCTGTCGCATTAAATTCAATATCACCAACTTCAGGTGGTCTAAGAACCAAAAGACTATCGCCCTCCACAGCCTTAGACACTGGTCCAGTGCTAATAAAAATAGTATCATATGTAGAAACAATTCCAACTTGGAAAGTATGATTTTCTGTAGTTCCTAGAGATACATTATTAAGAACAACAAAATCAATATTAATTGTGATTTGCGTTGTGATGCCAGATGCATTAATTACATCTTGTGATATGGTTGACACTCCAATACTTTGAATATATGAACCATTAGCAACATATCCATTTCCACTCCGATCATAGACAAAATCTCCAACCCTGGCTACTGTAGCAATGCCTCCCACAATACCATCGAAGTAGATTTTGTTGTCTGCAGCAGTGGTAAATCCAGTAAGGTTTACTCTTCTCCCAGGGTAACTGGTAGTTCCAAAACCAACAATTTTCGGCAAATCTCCAATTTGAAAATATTCTGGTTCCCTGAGGTCATCAGTTATAAAATCTCCAACCTTTACTGTTTTTTGCCCATTAGAAAGTTGTTGTGTCTCAGCATCTGTAGTTTCAAAATATGTCGTTCCAGATCCTCCAATTGGTGCGGGATTTTGTGGAATAAGAACAACAGCAGTTGAAAATAAGTCTACATTGCAGTTAGGCAAAGTATCTGTTACGTTAGCACCATATTCGATATTTTTCGGATATCTAAAGTATTTCATACCATAGTACCCAAGAAAATCATATACTTCTGGATTTTTATCTACTTTGTAGATAGTAAATTCGTCATCATCATTAAAACTTAAGGATTGGAATTTGGTTGGTTCTTGTTCAATCCAGGCCAGATCACTTCTACATCCAGCACTAATTCTTGCAAGATATGCATCTTTAACTACATTGATAGCATCATTAAGTTCTTCAATTAATCCAGGACTCTTATTATCCATTTTGATAATAAGTTCGTCATATTCGTCAATAATTGCATCGACAAGAGCCAACTGTTCCTCAAGTTGCTCCAACTGAGCATCCTGTTGATCTCTTTGTTTTCTGAGTCTGCTTACAATCTTATCGGGATCCGCTGCTGTAGCCATTATCCATTCACTCCTTGTCTATAATCATAATGATAACCAACGATAGAACGTTGATCTCGTCCAGGATAGTCCTCAATCTTTCCTTCATACTCAACCACGATCTTATCAACATCTTTTCTTTCACCAAAGACCACATAACTACAGTTTACTGCGCCACCCCCATTATTTAGCACCTTAACCCTAGTGCCCCAGTCAATAATTTCATAAGACAACTCTTGATATACACCAATAGGAGTTAACTGAACTGTGATTGTTTCCGAGTCAACCAATCCTCTCCAATAGTCTGGAAGATCAATATAATTACTCCCTTGAAGTTGACCACGATAATATACTGCAGCTTCAGGACCTTCGATACAAATATGTGTTAGTCTCCAACCTTTCTTGGTTGGATGATGCATATCAAATCCTTTTGGTGGAGATGCCATTGCGGCGTTAATAGCTGATGTCAACCAAGCGCAGTTAATTGTCCCACCAACATTCAAAGCCCCTGCGATAGTAAATGTCGCGTTATTAACTCCCGTTGCATTTCCAACATCCAACGCATTTTTTACATCAACACCATTCTTAAGACTTAAAGCATTTTTGATAGTTGTCCCCAATTTGGTACATAATCCAGTAAATGAACTAACGGCAAATACGTTTAAAGAACCAAAAATATTGGTAATGCCAATGACTTCTAGAGATGCGGGTGCAGATACTCCAACTGGAGGACCAATCATTACAGTGGCTCTAGGTGCTCCAACAGAACCGTTTAATCCAAAATATGCTGGTCCATTACACACCAATGTTCCAGGAAAGACTCTAGAAGTAGCATCTAAGAAGGATACATCTAAAGCTCCGATGATTACTTTATCACCGAACATTCCAATAGATCCTGTAACTGCCATATTGCCTCAAATAAAATCCTTGAATTTATCGAGAAATTTTAAAATTCCTCCAAAAAATCCACCTTGAAAGATATCGGTCTGTGTTCCACCTTCATTAGATACTCCACCAGTAGTCTCAACGAAAGCGGCACCTACAGACAAGTTATTTGTACCAAGAATATTTACATTGGTTCCTCGAATATGAGTTACCGCACCCTTAAGATAAATGTGTTTTGCTGATACTAAAGTAATTTCACCATCACCATCTTCCGCAGATAAACGAATATTTCGACCTTTTAAGATAATATCGCCATCTTGAGCGTCAATTAAAATATGTCCAGATCCTGCAGTGAGAATCTTTGCATAATCATCTTCTGTAGTTCTCTTAAATCCACAGATTTCATAAGAAGTTCCATTACAGATGCTCTTATAATAACCATCTTTGTAATATGCAAACCCCTGTCCCTCATCAGTTATGATGGAAACATCGCTTGTCTTTCCTTTCAATTCACCATCTTCAATCAAAACCCCAGATTCAATTCTGAATCCAGGATAATTTCTATAATATTCTAATGTGGTTGTTTCCTGTGTCATTAAATACAGTCGATAACGTGAATAACGAGAGATTGATTGATTTCTAAACCAATGTCTCTTGTTAGATTTGGATCATATGTAAGGACAGGTCGTATATCTGCTCCTATCCCAGTATTGGTATTTATCGTGATATTTGGAATTCTATCGAATTTATGATTACAGTCTCTAAGTTCAACGCCAATAATACTTCCCGCTGGAGTTAAATTCAGACCAAACGTACATCCATTAACTACAATCGAATCACCTGGCGTATATCCAATTCCTGGTTTGATTGGTACAAAACTTGTGATAATACCAGTTGCTGGTGCTGTTGGGTCAGCAGTTGATCTTGTAGAGAAATTATACTCAGTAGTGTTTCCAATACCAGCGAACACATTGTTAGCTCCATCAAGAAAAGTTCCCCTATCAATATTAATAAAATACTCAGTAGATGGTTTTAGATCTATAGTTGGATTAATAACAATGGTATCAATTGTATTGAACTTGACAATATCTGGATCAGTAACATCAATTCTCTCATGCAATTGATTGCTTGTCAATTCATAAATTTTGATTGATCCAGTTCCTCTAGAAACTGGTTCGCTGAATCTAATTCTGATATTAGTAGATGTTGAAATTCCCGTATTATTATCTGCTGGATTGGTGAAGATAATAAACGGTGGATCCAAATCCCGAGTATCAGGATCTGGAGTTGTAACTGTACCATCTCCACCATCATCTGGACCAGGCCCTGGCGGCGGTGGTGGAGGCGTGGGCCCGCCGTCAGGATCGGTCTCGTCGGGATCGATCACCACTGGATCAAAGTTTGGACAAAAATATTCTTCTTGTGTTTTTTGATCTACCCAGAGAAATCCCTGTTCTCTAATAATTCTTGGTTTTCCTTTAAATGTCTCTTGTCTAAGTTGAGCAACTTTTTCACACTCATTGGAGAATGGATCTGGATTCAAAAGATCATTGGGATCATTTGGAATAAAATCAGTATCATCACCATCTGGTGGTTCTGGTAGTTCTGGATTCCCAAATGGCGATGGACAATAACCAGACCCAGGTTCCAATAGGAAAATTCTACTTAATCTACCACGATCATCGATTTCAGATTCAGCAATTGCACCTCCGCCAAATCTTGTCTTATCAATAATGCAAATTTTTGGAGGATTTTTGTATCCTCTACCCCTCTTAGTAATTTCAATAGAAAGAATACTTCCATCAACATCCGAAATGATTGGAATTGCTTTTGCTCTCTTATCGCATCTTCCAACAATTTTGACTTTAGGAGGTAGACACTTAGTGAATCGACTTCCTTCGGGAACGGTATCGGAAAGGTCATCCTGATCTGTGGGATTTTGAGTTCGATTGTTACAATCAACAAACTGAGATATATTTCCACCCAGAAGACTCAAGAATGATAAATTGCCATCGCCTGCAGCAGCATCTAAATCATTAAGATCAATATCCAAATCATTTGTCTTAATAATTGTGACATTATCTAGAACATTAGAGATATTTCCAGCAGCTTTTGTAGACAGACCCCAACCCTGTGACCAATCATCATAATCCTTACACTGCAAATTATCACAAGAAAGGAAGCTCATAATCATATTAATATATCCACTTACCTTACCGAGCAGACTCCCAACACCACCCATAGCACCAGTTAACCAGTCCAAACCATCTATAATTGGTTTCATTGCATCATTAATGGCATCGGTCATCTTTGCAACTAACGTTGCCGATGCTTGTTCCACGCCACAAATAGACGCACCAATAGTTTTATCGACCAATTCGTTCAAGAATCCAAAAACATAATCAAAAATATTGATTCCTAGTTTTTCCAAAATACAAAAGAGAATATCCATGATTCTCTTTAAAGCTGCTGCAACAGGAGATTTCTGTGGTTCTGGTACAATCAGACCAACAAAATCACGAAATCTTTTGTTTAGGAATTTAAAGATTTTATCACGAACACTATTCAGAATCATTTTCATTGCACCAACAATGATTCTGGATGCTCTACTTATAATTCTTCTTACGTCCGCAACAAAGTTTTGTGCAGCATTAATATAAGTAGAACCAAATTTTTGTAAGGAGTTGATAGTTTTTAAGAAACTACCTATTGCATGAGTAATTTTGGAAATAGCATCATTTTCACAAGCATTTGATCCACTATGAGGTCCAAGAGATGCGTTTCCAAATATTTGACTAGAAGACTGCACTTTCCTTCTAACACCCTCCACATCCCCCACAGAACCAGTCTGGGGGTTGGCAGAGGTTTGAGTTCCATTTTCTGTTGGAGTACCTACAGTCTTGTCTCCTATTGGTGGTAGAGTAGTTGGACCTATCTTCTCTCCAGCAATTTTGCCAGTAAAAACACTAAATCCAGCAGATTTTTCTGCTTCAATTGCTTCTTTGGAGATTGTATTTTTGACTCCCGTCAAATTTCTTTGTAGAGATCCAAAAATGACTGGTTGTTGTGCATCTTCACCATCAAGGAAAAAACCAAAAACTGTTTCTCCACCCATCATGGAACTAGTTTCGCCAAGACCGCCTTGTCCAGAACCCGATGTTGGAGAGGACATGACATGAGCCCAAGGCAAATCCTTTTCTTCTAAAGTGGCTCCATCAAATGGGTGATATCCAATGATTCTTACTTTACATCTATATGGCCACCCTGTTTCAGGATCGGTAGATTCATCACGCCAAACCCGTGGATCGGCAACTCTGCCAATCCACCAGATAAATCCGTCTCTACCAGCATACTGAGTTTTTAATAAAGAGTGGTCAATCATTATTAGTCTTCATAAATTCTGCATTCGTCCGATTCTGGAAAATCTTCACAATATAATTCCAGATCGGTAGGATCGTGATGATCACCCGATTCGATTTCTTTTTTATGATTTTCTACATAACGTTCCAACTGATCCAATTGATGTTCAATATGGCGACGTTGTTGAGGAGAAATTGTGGGGGTTTCCAGAATCTTCTTATCTTCCTCGATATGCTTTTCGATGTTTTCCATGAGTTTTTTTAGTGTGGAATAGTTATATTCTATATGAATCTCGGACTAAATTCAACGATGTTGTGTTTTGACCACCAGCAACATCAAAATGATGTCTTAAACTTCTTATCAAATAATTACCACTTGATTCCTTATCAACTGGTTTTTCATCACTAGAACTTCCTGGTCCGACCGTTGGGAAAATTAAACGAATAATATCACCAACTTTCAAATTGACATTACATGGCACTACAATATTTAGTGACTGTGTGAAAAGCAAATTATATCTAGAAAATGATTTTGCCATATCAGCGTTATCTCTACCACTATCTTCTCCAAAATCTTTACTAATCATTCCAGTATCACCTATTCTAACCAGAATTCTAGAAGCCTTTTCAGAAATTTCGTCTATAGGCAATCCTTGGGTTCTCCCCAAAGAAGGATCAAAATAATCTTTGATTTTATAAGAAAAAGCGTCGAAATTCCAGTCATATGGTTCGTAAAAATATGTTAGGTTTGAATATAATCCAACTCTCAAATTTTTAATGAGATCCGTATTTTTGTCCAAATATGAGTGGATGATTTTAAACGTAGAATCTCCAGCTTCTATAATATCGGTTTTTTGATATGTGATAATATCTTTTTCATCTGCAGACAACAATTCTTTGGTTTCAGAACAAAGAGATTCAATTGATTTGAAGTGAAATCCTTCTTGATTTTCAAAAAAGAAAAATCCAGAAGTTCCTACAGCTTCAGCACTGGTCCCTTTTCCAGAAGTTCCCATTACTTGAGCAGTATTTGAGAACGGAACTGCTTTTGGTGCTAACCATGTGCAGGTATGAAAGGGTTTCTTCTGATTACCAATAAAACCATATGAGTTAGCAGTATTCTCAACAAATATTCTTTGACTATCGACAAGTAAAGTATTTGTTAAAATGGACTCCACATGAGTAGATATAGGAGCCTTGTTAAATTTAGTAGAACACCTTGTTACTTCATTATCAAGAACCGATTTTGTTGAACAAGATAACGTAAAACTTTCTGTAGAATCTTTTGTAATAATATCTTGAACACTCGTAACATATAATGGAGTATTATTAGATTCATTAAATTTAAGGTTGCCCAATGAAGTTTGTATGTCTAAATCAAGTCTATCCAGTCCCCTAATTGGTAAAGTTTGATATAAGTTATCAGTATCAAAACACTTCACATAACATGTCAATGAAGGACTCAATAAATCCTCATAGTAATCAATACTCTCAATTGCTCTAGAAAAACTATATGAATTACCAGATTCTGGACCTGTTAGATATGCTTCTTTTATTTGAATCTGTTGAAGTGGAGAACTCATGATCCTGATAATTGTGTGAGTAAAATGGAAGAAGCCATTGAAGATAAATCCGAACCAATATAAACCATACCCCCACCAGAACTAGATGGTCTAGAACTATATTGTGGGACCGATCCTTTTTTATCTGGCAATTGATTATTTGTTATGATGGTATTATTTACCCTGTTGGGTCTATTATATGATGGATAAGTTTCTACAGAAGGTCTTTCGCGTTTAGTAGGATCTACTGTCGATGAATCAGTAACAATTGGATCTATAGATGGACTTAGGGTAGCAGATGGAGTTGGAGAGGCAGTTATCTGCCCTTCTAGTTTTTCTGCATATTTTACGAATCTATCTTCAAACTCATCTCTACTGATTCGTTCACCATTAGGGTTAAAGTATTTGTCCTCTTGTCCTCCATGCCAAGCCCTACCAAATACATATGTTCCAACTTCTGGGATTCTTACCTTTTCTCCAGCTCTATTAATATCCCCAGAATCCTTTAAATCTCCAATCTTTGTTGATAATTCCTTCAATTTTTTCTTTGATTCTATTGCATTTTCTTTTGTTGGTATCACTTCTGTGTTTGGAGTAACTGTTGTTGCTTCGCTGGGATCTGGTATTTGATTTCTTGGTTTAAGTTTTGTAGCATTATTTACATCAGCAAAAGGAACCTTATGCAATCCACCAAGAAATTTTCTAGATTCTGTTTTCCCCAAGGCGGTTGTGGTTCCTGGCTTGTATAGTTCCAAATGTAAGTGAGTATCTTTGTATTGTGTTTCAGATCCTCCCAGAGGAACGAGAGTTCCAATAATTTGTCCTCGTTTTATAGTTTCTCCAGGTTGAACACTTGGATTCATATGCAAATATCTTGCATCTACTTTTAACTCGGGATGATTGATCATCATTCCTGCTAGATATGCGTCTTTCTCATTATTAAATTTCTCTTCCAAAACTACGCCATCATGCATCGCAATGATTGGAGTCCTAGGATTTGACCTGTACTTTCCATCTTTCATTGTCTCGGCAATATCAGTTCCCCAATGATAATCTCCATCTCTCATCCCAACGTCAGAAGTAATACTGTTTCCTCCTGGGAACGGATGCAATCCTCCCTTTCCATATTGTGCAACATTTAAGATTCCGCTTGTGGGGGTAGCTTGTGAGTTTTTGCCCTGAGTGTTATTAGTAAGTTTGATGGGCAATCCCTGAGTAAAAACTCCCTTTGAAGCCAACTTTTCAAAAACAGCTACAGATGAAGCAAAGTTCTGGAGGTCTAATTTACCTTTGGGCTTTCTTTCTGTCCACTCACCAGCATCAAAGTCACTTGGTGTCCTTGGAGTCAAGTTTCGACCATATGATTTAGTTTGTCCTGTTTCTAAGAAATAGATTTGTTCGTCTACTTCCTGTGCAACTCCAGTAATCCAATCCCACCATTTTAGATTCTTTTTCTGTTCATATAGTGCTCTAAGTTTTTCTTCTCTACTTCCAGGAGTTTTTGCAGTTTTTCTTTCCTGTTCATTAACTAGTTCTGGTACTAAGGCAGGTAACCATGCTCCAGCAGTGGTAAAAATTGTTCCGACGGCCAGAGGCGTAAGTATTCGAGATAATGCTGCTTCAGTAACAGTTCTGAAAGGATTTGGTAATCCTAAAGAAAATCCACCCCTTTCGTGTTTTCCCAAGACAGTTAAGTTCAGTGTCTTGAGATATTTCATTCTGTTTCGACTAGGAAACTTGAAGTTTCTCAGCTTCGCATCATTTCTTCGTATAAACTTGCTAAATTTAACGATTACTTTTTCGGTATCCTCGACAGGACCCCGTATACCTGATGCTACTGCTCTAATGTTAATTGGTTTAGTCATTATGCATCAACAATATTGTAAACAATTCTGGAGTACATGAGATGTATATTGGACTGATCAAAAGGAACTAGAAATGGAATCGTAGCACCTTGTCCATCGGGAATTTTATCTGGTACACCATCTTGACTTTGTTGTTGAGATCCCATATTTATTGGAATGATATTGGTCTGGACATCTTCATCAGTCAACATTTGAGATGGAACTTGAGCGATTTCTCTGGAGGACTGTTCCCTAAATTGAGATCCACCACTGTCTGGGGTCAACATATTTGCATAAGTTTGATATGCCGACTTAAATGTGGACTCAAAACTAGCAGTATTTACATTTGGTTGACTTCCACCAGGGAGAGAGGGCCATCCCATATCAACTGCGAGTTTTGGAACTACATCAGACATTAAATTTCCTTCTTGAATAGATTTTACTATTCCAGCTTCACCCCCTTTTCCACCCATACGAGAATATACCTGAGTTAGATATGTCCTCATCATTCGCATTTGATTGTCTTTCGTAAACTTATCTTTATTCAAATCAAGTCCAGCAGCTTTTGCCGTTTCTCTATGAAAATCTGGATGGAATTGATATGCTCCAATTGCACCAGTTGTTGTTTTTCCTTTACCTCTATATGACTCCCCAGTTTGAAAAGCTTGTTCAATAGTCATATTTTCTAAATTCACTCCAGGAATTGCTCCCTGACCTTGAATAGAATTTGCATCACCTTCACTAGCAGAAACTGCATCCATAAGAGCAGATATTTCTGGAGGGGTATTTGGCAATGTGATTCCACCACTAGAACTCATTGGTTGGCTTACTGGTATGCTGGTGGACTCTCCAGGAGGCGAAAGGGAAATTCCATCGCCAGAAGAACCTTTTTCTTCTCCATATAGAGCTTTCTCAATACCAGATAAAATAGCACCAAACTTTCCAACAGTTTCATTGAATAGTTCAGTATTAATTTCTTCGCCTCCAGTTAAAGACTGTTGTTGTTCAACACCTCCCATAGGGGGTGGAGTTCCACTAATTTCTCCTCCCTGTGGCGGAGGTCCTTCGTCATTGGCTTTTTGTATTTGATCCCAAGTAATTTTTGCAGCATAAGCAGCAGTGGCTGCAAGAGCAAGAGTTTTGAGTCCCCTAAGTCCCATACCAGGAGACTTACTATTGCCTAAATTCTTTGAAGCAGTAGCTAATTGATCGATTAATTTTAATAATATATCTCTAGACTGGAAAATAAAATCAAAAGTTCTCTGCAGAGGAACCATTAAGCTCTGCAAATTCTGTCCGAATCTTTGGAGTTCGTCTAATCCTCCTCTAAAAATTCTAGAGAGCAACTCATTTGGATCAAAAGCATTAACTTGCGTTTCGACTCTCTCCGCAATCCTAGGAATGAGTCTATTGACTTTATTCTCTACAATTTGATTAATTCTATTTACATTAACTCCCTCATATTCTTGTTGTGGTTCAAGAGCTTGGGATATATTCTGTGCAGCACCTAAGAGTGGAGATCCAGCAGCCTTTACCCTTGACTGACTAGCAACTCCTTTCTTATTCCTTCCAAAAAAATCTGTGGCCCCCTGAAAGGCACCCGCACCCCTACCAAAGAAAGCTCCAGGACGAATCCCAGATATTCTTGGCATTATTCGTGGGGTAATAGGACTACGCATTACGTCTCGCCGCTTCTGCTTGTTTGCGTTTCAAATTCTCTTCTTCAATGTGTGCTCTTAGGAGACCAACGTAAATATCTCTTTCCCAAGAAACCATATTTTCAATTTCAGTCAAAGAATATTTATGGAACTGCATTAAAGCAAAGTTGATTCGGTAATATGCCTCAAGATCAATATGAGACATAATTAAGCGAAAAAACTTGATAAACCCTCCAAAACGACAGTATTTTCTTTCTTGGTTTTGGGATTTATTACTTTAATTTCATGACGAAGTTTGGGCATTGTTTCAAAGAACTTTTCAATTTTCTTAAATTGTTCGGAGGTTAAACTTTCTACCCAATCTCTTAGTTCTTTCTTTGAACACTCAGAAGCAGACCACATATCTTCTTCATTATAAACCTGTTCAATACATGAACAGATAATATTGAATGATCTTTCTACTTCATCCTCTTCCGTAGACTTAACATTGAAGTTTGTATCAATGAATTGTCCCATGGTAGGATATTTCATTCTCAATACATACCCCTCTCCAAGCTCCAAATCTTGAGTGTGGTCTGGATGTCTATCGACTTCGATGGTGTCAATGGGCAAGGAAACAGGAACTTGGGTTTCTCCATCATCACCACAAGTAACAATGATATCTACCGACTCTCCTACAGATTTTCCACGAATATTCAGAAACAAATATTCAATATCAAAACTAGGAAGATCTTCAATCTTAAGTCTAGAAATAACACAGTCTTTTAAGACTTGTTTTACAGCATTAGTAATTTGTTTAGTATCTTCACTTTCAAGAGCTAAGATTAGAATTTTTTCCTCTCTTACAAGAAATGGTCTATACTTAATTGTTTTGCCTGTGGAAGGCAACACCAACTCATATTGGGATGTTGTAATTTTGGGTAAAGGCATGACTAGTAGTTCAGTTCATAAAAGTATTTATTAGGTCAAATCACCGACTTCTGCACCATCAAATCCAGTAACTATAGTTGATCCAAAAGTAGTATCACTGGTTAAAAGTTGACCATTAACTAACCAATTTTGAGTCAGTGTATCTGGACCACTTTGGAATTCTCCAACTAGTGTGCCCGCATCTATATTGACGCCACCAGGTTTTGCATCTCCAGCAAACAATGAGGGGAAAGAATTTGCAGATGTTTGATTGTTAACGACCTGTTTTCGAGATTGAATGATTACTTTTCTATCATATCTCATACTAACAGTAACCTTCAAAAGTTGTCCAGCATCATATGTAAGGGGGATACTTTCGATATTTGTTGGAAAAGCAGACTTAAATGCATATGTTATATTATCTCTATAATCTCGTTCAAATTTAGTAATAGCAATATCTCTCTTATATGTAGATGGATATCTAAATCTATACATTACACTTTGATTTAGATGAGATTCATATCCACCAGGACTGGCACTGGTAAGTTCATTTGGAGCATAAATTGGATTCATATAATTAACCCACTCCTCAAATAATCTAAGAGTTTGATAATCTGATCCTACATAGAATGTAAATGCCATTTCCATGTCTCTTCTGGGACCACTAAATGACTCATACATTCCCTGAACATCTCCAAAAGTTTCAAATGGAGTCATGTTTGTTCCAGGAATAAATGTTTCGGAACACAGAAAATCAAACCTATCTGGGTCAGACTGATCAAACACTCCAGCACTAGTCAACCAAGAACTCAAATCAGCGGAAGGATTGCCTAAGTTTTTTGCTAAAAGTAAAGATATTTTATAGGTGTTGGTTGTTGATGGTGATTGAAGTCTAGACGCAAATGTAGCATCATTAGTATTTACTTTTGCTGAGCTACCAAGTATATCTTGAAGTTGTTGTATGAAGCTCATCTAAATAATTTTATGATCTTATATACTATGTATATGTCTTATAAAGGAAAATATAAACCAGAGTACCCAAAAAAATACAAAGGGGATCCCACTAACATCATTTATCGATCTTTGTGGGAAAGAAAATTTATGAGATATTGCGATCTAAACGAAAGTGTTCATCAGTGGCAATCCGAGGAGATTATCATTCCGTACAAATCTCCCATTGATAATAAAATTCATAGATATTTTCCAGACTTTTTTATCAAGTATATTGATAGAGAAGGCAAAAGAAGATCAGTTGTAATTGAAGTGAAACCAAAACGACAACTGAAAATGCCAGAAAAGAATCCAAAAAAGAGAACCAAATCCTGGGCTCATGATGTTCATAACTGGGTAATCAATCAGGCTAAATGGAAAGCTGCAGAAGAATACTGTGCGGATAGAAAATATGAATTCAGAGTGATGACTGAAGACGATCTGGGGATATGATTGCACAAACGATTATAGAACAAGCTGGTAAAAAAAGAAGGAGTGGAGATTGGTACATTTCTGCACTAGAATCAGCATTATCAGCCGTGCAAGATCCAGACATTAGTGAAAGTGATACTGGGGGAGTTGCTGTTGGAGACCTCATATTCTTTCAATACGGTGCAAAATTTCCAGAAAAATATGAATTCTGGGATGTTCAACCACTATCATACGTCATTCAATTTTATTCAGATGGTTTTTTGGGAGCAAACTTACATTATATAAATCCAGACTATCGAGACGCAGTTGCAAAAAGCTTAATAAATAGCAAGGGCGGTGTTACTGTGCCGAAAAACTCTATACATAGATACTTATTTTCTGGTATTGGGAGTTTATATAAAATTCCAAAGAATGAAAACTGGGGTGATATTGCTCTTCTACCTACAGAGAAGTTTATTGATAAACGAGGTATGAAGTATCCTAAACACAGAGCATATTCTTGGAGTAAGTAATGGCATCACGAAGCAAAATAAAAGTTGAACCTCCTGTTACCCAAGTAGTTGATGGTGTGACAAGGGAATATGTGATTATAGCCGAATATGCACTAGATAAACGTGGAAAATCAACCAAAAAAATTAAACAAGTAAGAGCGTTTCCAATTGATAATGAAGGCAGACAATTAAAAGATGCCAAGCCTCTATACAGAAATGGCGAGTGGTCTAAGAGTCAGGTCACCACACTCACAGAACAACAACAAGCAGATTTTCATAGAAAAATACAAATTGCAACGAAACAATTAGCTATTCAATCCAATAAAACCATACCTAGTTGGGCGCAAATTGCTGGAAGTGATGTTCTTGAACCCATAGCACCAGGACAAACACCCACTGGAGCTGCAAGTGGCATACAGGGTGCGATAGATGGTATAGATGGTTTATTTGGTGGATCTAATCAAGGAACAAACGTTTCCTCTGATGAAAACTTTTTTCAATCGGGTCAAAATTTTTTAAAAACAATACAATCTGAAGGTTTATTTGGATTAGTTAAAGATTATGGTTTACAAGGAAACAAATTTGATACTAATCTTGATGCTTCTCTTCTTAATGGGTATCCTGGTAATATCCTGACATATCCACAAAATATGAACCCAAATCAGGATGCACTGAAAATAACTTGTTTTAGATACAAACCTCCATATGCAGATGCTCTCCAAGAAACAAGCATAGGAAATATCAAAAGAACTAGTCCATTCAAAGAAAGATTGGGATCTATCAAACTTCCAATGCCCAATTCAATTGTAGATGGAACTTCTGCGGGATGGGAAGTTGACTATATGGGAGATATTCAATTAGGAGCAGCTCAACATATTGCTAAAAATGCGTTTCAGTATGGGAGCGCTGGAGTGGTCGAGAAATTAAACCCACTTGGACTCGGAAATCTAGTTGGTTCAGCAGCTAAATTGGCAGTTTATGGATCCATGATAGCAAATGGCGATGGTGCCATAAAAGGAGCACTTGGAGCAAATATTGTTAGTATGTTAGGTGCAAATTTGGGATTTGATATTGGTGCAGATCAAATTCTAGGAAGGTCTGGTGGAATCATCTCCAACAGCAACGCAGAACTAATGTTCAGGGGTGTGACACTGAGAACTTTTGAGTTTGCTTACACTTTAGTTGCCAGAAGTTATGTAGAGACTCAGGCTATCACTACAATGATTAGATGTTTTAAACAATGGTCAGCTCCAAGAAAATTAACTGGAACAGAAGACGTAAATCAAGGACCACAAGCAGGAGGATCTTCGTTCTTCTTGGGAACACCAAACATTTTCCAATTACAATATTTGACAGGTGGTACTTTGAATAAACATGTCAATAAATTTAAACCATGTGCATTAACGAGTTTTTCCGTTAACTACGCTCCTGGTGAACAATGGATGGCCTATGACCAAGGGGCCCCTGTTAAAGTATTTCTAACATTCAGATTTTCTGAACTTGAACCTATATACAATACTGATTATACTCAAAATATTCCCGAAGAAAGAGATTCTTCTTTAGGGGGATTGGGCGATTTAACTCCAATCGGACTTTTCGACGTAGGTTACTAATGGCTGGTTATTTCTCATACTTACCAAACATAAGATATCTTTCCAGATCTCTTGATAGAAGATCTATTCAAGAAACAAATGATGTAAAAAACATTTTTAGGAGAGTAAAAGTAAGGGAAGACCAGGCTTCGGTGGTCTATGCTTTTGATGACTTTTACATTCCTGGCGATACGAGACCAGATCAGTTAGCGGAAACTTATTATGGAGATTCCAGGTATGATTGGGTTATCTTAGTAGCAAATAATATCATTGACATTCGTAATGAATGGCCTATGGATGATCTAACATTTAGAAAATATTTGATAGAAAAGTATGGTTCAGAAGAAAAAATTGGAGAAATTCACCATTATGAAACATCAGAGCAATTGGATGACTACTCTAGAATAGTTATTCCAGCAGGATTAATTGTAGATTCAAATTTTGATATGTCTTATTTGGAAAGAAATCCAGGAAGGGAACAAGAAATTACATATAGTGATGTCGCATCAAAGATACCTAATGCTACAACTGTTGACGACAATGGCACTGCACGGGACGAAAACGGAAATATTCTTAAAAATGGCAAAATTAGAGAAATAACAAATTTTGAATTTGAGTCTCAAATAAATGATGACAAGAGAATCATTGTACTTCCTAAAAAATCATACATTCCAACATTTGTTAGTGATATTGAAAAAATTATGGCTTATGACATAAAATCTTCCGAAACACTATCAAGTAATCTCAAATCAGTATATAATACTAGACTCACTGGGTCATAAATCCATTTTCCATCAACCATTCTCTAGTCTTTGGTGTTGGTTCATATACTTCCCACATATTGCCGTCAGCACATGATTGCAATGCTTTCATCGTCATACCTTCGGTCTTTCCTGCCCAAGTTGCTTCTTTCTCCCAAGGAATTGCTGAAGGGGTGAGTGCATATGATCTCCGTGCCATCTCTTGCCACAACTCAGGCACGTCTTCCTCATTGTGAATAATAGCAATCATATTGTTCTTAATCGTACCTGCCATACAATCTTGTGCAGCGTGCCATCCCTCATGACGCATTACACTCATAAGCGTACCAGGACGATGCATGAATGCTTTATTCAGAAAGAAATTATTTCCTACAGTATGATAAACTCCACGATGACCTACAGGAAAATACTTCTCATCTGCTAGAAACACGTTAACTCCGACTTGATCAAGGGCAACGAGCATTGTGTGGAACTCGTTAGTAACAAAATCAAAATCACTATCGGGATACTGATCAGCAATAGTTGCGATACTTTCGACTTTATCGACTCCATCAGTACACTCCCGCAACAACATACAACCCATAGCATCATATGTATAATATCCCTTCGTTGGATTAGCTTCAACTGAAGGGATATGTGAGGCACTAAGAATAAGTCCAGATATAATATATTTCCACATAAAAAAAGAGGGTCTTTATGACCCTCTCATTATACCACAGATATCAATCTTCTGCAAGTTTTTGGAAGTATGAGAGTGCGTCATCTGCATCATCATCTACAGTTTCAGATTCTTCTGCAGAAGTAGTTCCACGTCCTTCGCTGAGATCTTCAAGAGTTTCCTCTTCTTCAACTTCAGGTTCTGGAGCACGAAGTTGTTGTTTACGTCCAAGAAC